AGGGGCCATGACAACATTGGTCTGTCGTGCTTTCAGTTTAGCTTGCAGATCCATACGACGTGTGACTTCCTCACGCCGCCCACGATCATAAGCATCAGCGATTAACATTTTAACGCCGCCGTATAGCACCGTTAAAAATAAGCCAATTAAGATAGCAGTTGTCATGCGCCCGTGACGTTAAAATCTTTAGCGCCGATAAGACCGATAGCGACAAGCGCAGCCTGAAGCGAAGACCAATCAAGCGTCTTGGTCTGCCAAGCGTTGAAGAGGACACCGATCAAGGTGATGATACCGGGGATAGTTGTTTTCCAATTCTTAATCATTCCATTGTCCTCCTAAAATAAATGCCAAGCATAAATGCTAGTTTCGCAACATATGACGCCGTAAGAGCGACAATGATTCTATTTAACAAGCGCTATGATCTGCGCTTTAACGTCGGCGATACGCGCAGACCAGCCTTTGCCAAACGTAGACCAGATCGACAGCGACTGCATGAACGCCAGCCGCTTGTTCGTGACAGCCATCGCAACGTAAGTTTTGGTGGCTTGTATCGTCGCTGGGCCGATCTGACCGTCTTGCGTAACGCCAACAACAGCTTGAAGATATTTGGCTGCGCGGCTTACGCCGGAATTGACAGCAAAGTCGAACACAGCAAAATCAACGCCGTCGGGCAAATTATCTCCAGAAACACGATCCCAATATAAGTTCTTGTAAATCGCCGCAACTTCCGAATCAGCAATAGCGCGCACGCTTTGCGTTGGGAGATTCTGCGACTTGCGCCAAGCATCATAGACTGCTTGCGTAACGCCCTTATTCGTCGGGCCGCCTGGATCTTTTGGGTGGTCAACGTAGCCGCCCTCATATTTGAGAACCTGCTTTAGCGCCTGTGGATAGTTCTCTTTCATCGCCGGTCTGCTTTCTGGCTTACAAGATCTCGAATGGTGTCGAGTTTTGCAAACACTTGATTGAGCACGGTATTAAATTCTTCGCGTGTGATGTAACGACCAGCAACAAGCACCTCGATCTCACCAACCTTTTCGGCCAGTTCTTTATCGGCGGCTTGCAAATCTTTGACAGCGCCCCAGACGGTATTCAATACCCATCCGCCCAGGACGCCGATCACGCCAACGGCGACATCAAAAAACACTTGATATTCAGCCATTGGTGTCATCTCGCCATCGCATTTATGCCCTGCGTCGCTATTGGTGCAGCGATAGGGGCGTATTCAACAGAGAACGGAACGGCGGTCGGAGCGCCGCGTGTCATAGCCGCGACATTGCCTGCGGCGCGTCGGGCTAGTGCATTACGAACAGCGCGGCCAGCCGCGCCACCAAGAGCCGCGCCAGTAGCGCCATAAAATGCGTATGGGTCTTCGTTTCCTAATCCATAGCCGCCGACAAGTGCTTGTGTTGCCAACATACCTGGGCTACGCGAGGGCGCAAAACGGCTTGCAAAATTAGCAATTGCAGATCCTTCGCTGCCTTCTGCAACGCGCTTTATCATAACCCGTTCATCGGGCGTAAATCGACGCATACGCCCTTCATTCTTTGCTAACGTGCGAAATTGTGTTTCAATATTTTCGGCGGATCCACCCGACAAATTAGCGCGCTCAATTAGACGCTCAATCTCAGCGCTCTTGTTCATCATCTTATAGTCTTTAATACCAGACATAAGAGCGTCAGCGGCTTCTTTACCGCCGCTCATTTGGGATGCTACATTAGTATTTTTTACATTAGTGACAAATTTGTCCAACCTGTCAGTTAAAATACCTCCTAAACGACGCACGTCTTTTTCTTTATCCTCGCGTAGAATCCCAAGAGTTTGTCGAGCGTTATGTAAACTTTCTATCGTCAATGGTTCATTACCAATATCTTTTATTACGTCTATAGCCGCTGTTACATCGCCAAACTTAGGAAAACGAGGGTCATAACCTTGTAAATCTTTGCCTAAATTATCGGTAAAACTTTTGTATGCTTGTGGGTCATATTGAACGCCCATTGATGTAGCGCGATTAAATGCTTCTGACGCGCGTTGGCCAAGAGCCTCGGTTGATGGCGGCTTGCCCACCATACGCAGCGCGCCGCGTTGACCTGCGGCCAGTGCAGACTCAGCAGTTTGTTGCAATCCTGCCGCGCCTCGCGCGCCAGCCAGACCGCCGACAAGACTTGCCGCTAATAATGCGCGTGGATCTTCAAAGCCCATCTGTTCAGCGCGAACGGGCGCAACCGCTGCACCGGCACCGGCACCTGTTTGAACAAACGGGCGCTCACCCATCGTCGCTAATACGTTACGCATGATGCCGGGGGCTGCGCGTTTGGCTAAAACATTAGCCGCGCCTGCGCCAGTCAATGCACCGCCCGCGCCTTCGACGCCTGCGGCTAGTAATTCTTCAGCTTGCGTGCGAGGACGGAAAGATTGCGGCGTTAGATATTGACGCGCAATGTCAGACGGCGTTCTAACTTGAGACGTGCCGATCTTAGGTGCTGCTATATTGTAAAGCGTCGTCGCCAGATCAGCGACACCTAACGCTGCCGGAGCTGCAACAGCGCCAACAGGGCCGCCAACAAGACCACCAAGTCCAGCCGCCGCCGCGATAGGAGCAATAGCACCGCCAGCAACTTCAGCCACGCGTCCGGCGGTTAAACCTTCAGACGGTTTTTGTGGCGCAGTTTCTAACCCGAAATGCTGAAATATTTCGGCGTCTGAATAACCAGCTTTTTTGGCTTCCGCTGTCTCAGGTATAGACATAAGAAATTGCTGGATCTCAGCATCCGAATATCCTGCCGCTTTTGCGCCCGCTACGTCAAACATTTTTATCTCGTATAGAAAGAAGACAATGGAGGCCGGTTAGATGGCGGTGCGGCTGGCGCGGCAGGCGCTATCGGAGCCGCGTCCTCTTCTGGCAATTTAATTTTACCAGAGCCATACCGCGATGATATATCACTAACAATCGCTCTTATTGATTCAATCGACATGGTTGGATCGCCTAAACGCTCCAACGCTGTTTTAAGTTCAAAATTTGAATCGAGTTCTTTAGATGTCTGACCAGTTGCTTCTTTAATGTCTTGTAAAAGTTGCCCTCGTAACGCCGAAATTCTATTGCGTCTATCTTGAGCTTTAGACCCCAAGGCTTTTTCGGTTTCTTGACCGACAGTTGTTCCTTTAAGATATCGTCCTAGCGTGCCAAGCGGATCCGCAGTTGCAGTTTTGCTGCTTATCATGTCGCCAGAAGTTAATAACTGCTCATACGTCCCCATCATCTTATCAAGAGTTTTGTCAATATTTGCCTGTCCTTTAATTTGCTTGCGCGTGCCAACTGTTACTGGCTGCGGCGCGGGAATAGGCGCGGCTTGTGCAACAGGCGGTAATGGTTGTGGAGTTGCCATAGCATTGACTGGCGCTGCGCCCATCATATTAATTGGCGGCTGAATCTGTGGGCCGCCCATAAACGTAGGTAGTCCACCTGCTGCGAACGCAGGAACGGCTTGCGATCCTGGCAGACCTGTGCCACGCGCAATATTCGCTTCTTGCATCCGACGACCGGCGTTGACGCCTTTATTGTCGCCAGCAAGACTTTCAATCGCTTTGGCAATAGCTTCTGGATTACCAGATTGCACCGCAGGAACGATACGGCTAGGAATATTGCCATAGTTATATGCGATAGAAGTAAGCGCTGCCCGTGTATTTTCAGGCAGACGGGCCCAATTTTCCTCGCCAACTTTAGCCGCGGCTTTTGGAATAAATTCAGTTTCTAATCTACGGTTGAGGTCACGGCGCGCATCGTCTTTAGTTATAGGGGCCATGCCCTTACGGACTTTTTCAACTGTTCCATCTTCGCGTGTTACCGTGCTACTACCAAAACCGACCCGATCAGCATTAACATCAAAATATGGTGTTGGTCTAAAGCCTTCAAAATTTTCTACTAATGGCGCAGCTAAGTTCTGACGTTCGCCGGGCATACCTTCGCCAGAAATAATAGGCGCAGGCACAAGACCTTGCGGTGTCTTGCGGTAAACTTCGCCGCCAGCTTCCATATATGATGGCGCAGTAACTTCAGATCCCGGCACAACTTCAGCACCGCCTGTAGCACCAACACGAATGAAACGCGAAGTGTCGCCAAAATGTTGTTGAAGCACCTGAGGCTTAAGATCCGCGCCTTTAAGACCAAGCATCGAAACAGTCTGCGGATCGTAAGTCGGCGATAATGTCGCTGCGGCTAACGGAAATGTTTCGGTAACTTGCTTATACCAAGCGCCGTAGTTCTTCGCGTTAAGACGTGGAGCCATGTCAATTAGCGAGTCATACTTTTTAGACGCTAATTCAAATTGCGTTTTTTCTTCTTCACGGACGTCTTTAGCCGCAGCGGATTCCATCTGTTGCGCAAGTTTTTGCGCTTGCGTCTCTTGCAGCGCCGACGCTTGTCCTTGCGCTAATGCGCCAAGGATATTTACATTCGGAACCTGAAATTCTGGAAACGGCTGGTATTGAATAGGCATTATTGTTTTCCTGGGAACATTGCTCGACCGGCTAGATAACTGCCAGCCTGTATGCCTTGACCCGCAAGCGCCGCAAGAAGATTAGTTGGCCCCATTGCGCCTTGAGCGTAACTCGAACCGATATTAGCCGCGCCTTGAGCAAGACCTTGGCCCAAACCGCCATAAACGCCAGCCAATTGATTGCCCGCGCCTGTGTAAGTGCTTGCTAGATTAGCGGCTGTATTGCCATATAAATTAGCAAGATTCTGGCCTGTCCCGGTGTAGACACTTCCGATGTTAGCGCCAGTTGTGCCCGCCAAACCAGAGGCGATATTAGCTGCGCCTGCGCCCTGACCGCTAAGATTTTGAAGCCCTTGCGTCGCGGCGAGGCGATTAGCCATGAAGCGATTGTAAGCATTGCTATATTCTTGGCTACCGGCCTCTTGACCGTAGCGCGTAGCGGCTTTCAACGCGCCGCCCGAACCAGCTAAACCGCCAGCTCTTGCAGCGTTCATCATCGCTTGTTGGCCTTGCTGAAGCCGGAAGGCATAGCTTGGATCCATCTGAAGCTGTTCAAGCGTAGGCTGTTGTGTATACGCGCCGCCAGGGCCAAAGAGCTGCGCAAGCTGATTTGTTGCCTGCGTTCCTGCCTGCATATACGGTTGTTGATAGCCTACGCCTTCTTGATAGTATTGCGGAAGCGCTTGCAGCGCGCCAGTCTGACCAGCCTGAAGCGCGCCCGCGCCTTGAGTCTGACCTTGCCTGAGAGCATCCGCTGCTTGTTGTCGCGCTTGTTCAAGAGCTTGCTGTTGCTGTTGAGCCGCAGCCGCTTGGAACATCATGCCCTGTTGGGTGCCTTGCGCTTGAGCGTTAGCGGCTGATTGAAAACCCATATTAGTTCTCTCTTGCTACGGTTCCATCTGCCTGTGGCTTGAAACCTAGTCTTTCCAATATGTTATACATAAAATCATGGCCTTTAGCGACTTTTGTAAATTGCATATCCGCCAAGATTTCTTTCAACAATCCTTTAGTCAGCCAGCGCCTGCGCCACTCAGGTAATATTGATACATGAGTTTCGCCGTTTTTGGAATAGATAGCTCCTATCGGCGTGTTATCTCTTAGTATCAACTTCAAATCCCAATCTGCCGCGATAGCCTCGTAGTCCTCGTAACTTATATAGTCTTCCCAATCAGTCGCGGCATAGCCTATCTTTAAGGCTATAGCGCGATCATTAGGTCTTGATGATGTATAGCACGCCATAGTTCTTTGGTTTTGTTTCCGTGCCACCAGTCGTGGATGTCTGGATATTGGCGGTACCTGAAGCAGTGGTAGTAGGAAGCCCAACAGTTACTCCAGAGCCACCAAGTGTGCCCGCTGGCCCAGATATATAGCCGGAAGTAATAAAAGCAGTTGCGCCACTAGGCGCGTGAGTATGGCCGCTATCTGTATGTGTATGGTTCAGATAGGTATCCGCCGCATAATCACTAACAGGCTGACCAACAGCGCCACTAGATGAACCAGTCGCGTTAGTCCCCGCGCCTCGAAGGAACATGCCGCGAAGATCTGGCAGTCTAAAGTTACCTGCGCCTTCGCCGCCTATATCCCAGGTAGTCCCAATAGCGGCAAAAAGAGCTGCATATGTGGTTTGCGATACGGCTTGACCTTCGCAAGCAAGAAATCCTGTTGGTGCAACCGTCCCCGCGAAAGCCATGATAACACCTGCGGGAGCGCCTGTTAGATTATCAACATAGCCTTTAGTCGCTGCTTGAAGCGTAGTTGTCGGCGCAGCCGGAAGCACCACAGGGACTGTAGACGTGGCGTCCGTCGCGTTAATCGTCAATCGCGTTGCTGAGTTTGTTTTAATCGTAAAATTGCGGGTGCTACTAGCTTCAAAAATTGAATCTGTAGAATCCGCCGACATGATCGTGCGGGCCGTGCCGCCCGCCGTTGAGATTTGGATAGCGCCGCCAGCCACGTCAAGTTTATTTGCGGGCGCTGCGGTTCCAATACCAACATTACCTGTGCTATCCACCACAAAGGGCGATGAGTCAGGATCGGTTTCGTCTTGCACTCTAATAGCCGCGCCTGCGCCAAGCTGCGTGATAAGAAGCGCAGGGCCAGGGCTATTATCAGATATGGTTACGTTAGTGGTAAAAACGGGAGATACGGCGGTAGAAGGCGGCGCTATATTATCAACCGTCCAAATCTCAGTGCCGTTAGCGTCAGTTAGTTTAAACTTATACGATGCGCCTGTAAGCCAAATATTTGCTTCGCCGCGCGAGTCCAAAACAATTGGATTGCTGTTTGGCGTAGACGCCGCCGCGTCCGTATAGGTCGCTTGAGGTGTGGTTGTGCCTGCGACATAAGTATAAACAAAACCACCCGCGAGCGGGATACCTGCGGCGTCTATGAATTGAGCTTTGGCTGTGGGAGATACAACGGCCATTTATACACCTACACAACTTGTTACGGTCAGGATGACCGAAGGAATAGCGGGAACTGGGCTAGACGCAGCAACATACGGAATTGTAATACTCGTATCGTCAACTGAATAAATCAGCTCAAAATAATCGCCTGTCTGAAGGTTTAGCACGAAATTCCACGCCGCAACAGTGGCTGTGCCGCTACCGCCGCCTATGGTAATTCTTGTAGCTGAATCGTCTACATTGACGCCATTAATACGCGGCCAGATATAAATATCATGCTCACCGCCGCCTGACTTAAGCAATTGCGCGGAAAACTGAAAATTATATGTGGCTGTGTTGTCTACATAGACTTGCGAAGTAACCGAACCAAGATATACGCCATAGGTCAAATCAGACCCATCCGCGCGGGTATATGTATTATTGAATGTTATGGCGTATGCCGTGTTAATTGCGGCTGGCGTAAAAGTTGTTGTGCTGTAAAATGATCCGTATCGTCGGCCAGCTTCTAACGCTATGTAAGTATTAAAGAACCAACGATACCAAGGCCGATTAACAAACCCTGTAGAATCGTCATTCATTTTGACGCGCGCGGCGGGGATCTGTGTGTTATTGTCGGCCAAATTAGGCATTGGTCGGACTCACATGCAGTTCAGCGCCCATGATGGCAATCTGAACAGGATCCGTGCCTGATATCTCGTAGACCCTATCGCGGAGTTTCATCGTCATACCAAGCCGCCGCCAGATCGTGCGGTAACCAGTTTGGCCTATTGGCCCCATAGATTTCCAGTGCTCGTTAGACCACGTATGACCGCCATCATCCGACCAGCGCAGCATAACCTGTGGGTTAACTCCAGGCGCAGGTAACGCGCCTTGTGTCATTATATAATTGCCGTCTTCGGTTATAATTAGATCAGAATCTTCCGTAGCTAAATAACCATCATTTAGATATGAATAATCTGTGCCCGAAATACCTACGCCTGTCTGACAATCAAGTTGAAGACTATGTTGCGTCGTGCGAGTTAAATTGTTCTGGCCGGTAGGTAATGCGCGCCAGGAGCGCAGCCATTTCTGTGTAGATCCTGCTTCCGAATAAACGGTTGGATCATAAGCAAGAATATCGCCCGTGCGGTAGTCGCCAATGACGATTTCATTGTTGAAATTCATCTGGCAAACGCCGCGTGTGCGGGTAAATTGATTGTTTATCCAAGCCGCGCGTTCGTGCCATGCGCCCGTCGCCACGTCATAGACCCATGTCGTGTTAGCGTTGGGGAAGTTCAAAACGTAGAAGCTATGGCCGTCCTGTTGATATGTATAACCCACAGCGTCAGATAACGTCGCGTATTGTTGAATCTGCCACTCAACCGCATGGGTTGAAACACGCTCGCCTGAGTAACCTTTTGAGCGATAGACGATACCATTACCGCGCGCGTCAGCGCCGAGCCAGAACAAACCATTGTCGAGCTTGGCGACTGAATAAGCGGCAAGACAGCCGATTTCGTTAAACGCGCCTTGAATACGCGCTAACGGAAAATCTGGCAGACCGGCGTCATACCAGACTTCGACTGAGTTGGTGCCAAATAGCCAGACTTCGCGGTGATCAACGATTAGCGTGACAAGATTGTCAGGCGAGCCTTCAGCGCTGGCAAAATAAAGCGGGTCAACTGTCGTTCCTGTTGAGTCCATAACCCAGAAAATCTGACTATCTGGTTGATTGAATACAAACCAACCATCAAGAAAGCCACAGCCGACCGCACCTGCAAAAGGTGATGTGAGCTGCGTCAGGAAAGGCGTGAACGTCAGCGTGGTGCCTGTGTTAGTCGCCGTAGCCGCTGCCGATAGGATAAAGAAAGGTGAAAATGTCAGTGTAACGCCAGTATTGGTGGCAGTAGCAGCCGCCGACAATACAAACGTCGTTGTATTCGTAATGCTGGCGACTCGCGCGCCTGCCGGAATACCTGTGCCTGATACAGGTTGACCAACATTAATATTAGTTGTGCTACCGCCCGATACCGTCGTGCTTGCGTTAGTCGTATTAAACGTAGTTGTTGTCGTATCGTAGACTACGCTAGAGACTGTTGCGCTTGTAGGGATGCCGGTGCCTGACACAGGCTGGCCTGGATAAACGTAAGTTACATCACCATTCCATACAGTCGTAACGCCGTTTGTTGTATTAAACGCAAGCTCTTGATAAGTGCTATTATAAATATATCCGTTTGTTCCGGCGGCGATAAACATCTGCCTGCCATTGTCGGTCATTGTAACTTGATCGGCACCTTCGATTGTGCCTAACTCTGTATAATCCCAATTAGAATCAATACGATAGAGCTTAGTTGCGGATACTGCGTAGCCATAGGCAACTTTGGCCGATTCACCTGCTTGTGGATCAATGCGGTCGCTTGTAAACGTCCAAAGCCCCCGAACCGGCCCCCCGCCTAATGTCTGAAGATACCGCAACCCTGGCGCGCGTTGTAACCAAGCAGCCTGCTTACCGCCTTCAGGCACAACTTCAGGGAATAGATTAACCATGCGGTTGTCAGCCGCATTTGGACTGCGGGTGACATAACTAGAGCCAAGAATAGGCGTTGCGACCATCAGTAGTTGCCCGCATAGATGTTATAGCGCTGGCGTGTGCCCACAATGCTGTAAGGCAGAGCCATAATATCGTCAGGGTTATTGATGCGCTTCAGATTGCGCTTGCTATACATAGCGATACGGCTGACCGTAGGCGATGGCTCGACGCCAAACTCAGGGGCCAACTCACAAGCCAGATTGTATCGGAATGCCCGCAGATACCCAGGCGGGAAAAGGATTGCCGTTGCTAGATTAGCAGGCTCCGACAGCTTTTCGACTGAAATGAAATGCCATTCTAACAGTCTTAAAGGAACTGGATAGATGACCATATCAATGTTTGGATAGGTCATATTGGTGAATATGACCTGTGGGTAAGTAGACGTTACGGTCTTAACCGCAATGCCGTCATACTGTTGCTGATTGATAAATTTAATGCCGTAAGACACGTTAGTCTGTGGATCGCGGAAGTAAGTCGCGTCGTCCAGCAATACAGGACGTAAACCCACAAAGTCGCCGGTCGGCCCCAGCGTGCGGCTACGCTCGCCTGACGGCCAATTGAATACTTGATCTTGAGTTGAGAACACCGACAGTCGTTCGGTATTCCAACTGTCGATCATTTGATTCAGAGCAAATAGCGCGTCATTCGCTGTCTCGGACGAGGGCGTTTCGCCTTCGGCTAACACTCCTAGGAGCCTCATCGCTCCCGTTATCTGATCGTAGCAACTGTATGTCGTCATTTGGGTCGAACCTCTCCCAGCCGTTTTCTATATCGGCTTCGGCCTCTAGGTCGAGACACGCCACTTTAACCCCATGTTCAGGGTGTTTCAAATAAATAACAGCCATTTGATACTTTCTAAAGAAATACAGCGGCCCATAGGCCGCTATATATTAAGCTACCGAAAATTCCAGATTGTAGACTGGGAACGTAACGGTGTTAGCAAGTGTTCCAGAAACCGTAGCGCGGATACGCAAACGATCACCATCAGCAACAACCAGATTGGCTGCGGTGCCGTTGAGCGTTAAAGAGCGCTTGCCATTAGCAACAATCGCAGAACCGCCCGTTGCTTTGGTCGTGTTAGCGTCAGTAGCCGCCAACATAGCCGCTGAACCCGCGCCAGCCTGACCAAGATTGGTAATGCTGAACGTAATGTAGTTCGTGTCACTAGTAGCCAGAGCGTCTACGCCAGAAAAGAGCGCCGAAGTAAGAACACCCGCAGAGGCTACAATAAGGAAAACATCGTTGGTTCCGCCAGTGGTCGTAGCAATCGTAGCGCCTTGTTGACTCGCATAAAAGCCACTAGCAACGTTAGAGAGAACTTTGGTTGTAGAGTCCAGCGTCGCTCCAGTGATCGTTGCGCCCGTGATGGTTGTGCCAGCTACGAGTTCAGGATCAGAAAAAGCAACACCAACCGCTTTGGTGTTTGGCATGGAAATGTCCTCTAAAGAGAGAAGAGTGGGCTTTCGCCCACCCTAACTATACAACGCGGTAAAGCGTCCAAGCGCCAGCGCCGCTCTTACGGGCGATAAAAGAAGCGCCCGTCGTAACTGGAACGGTCATCGTCAATGAGCCCGAAACCGTCCAGCCAGTGCCAGCGGCAACGATAGCCGTAGCTGTCGAAGTGCCGAGGTTTACCAGATTGAACTGATACGTTGCACCAACTTTAACAGCCGATGGGATTGCAGCCTCAAACAGGGCAACAGTTGGCAGAGTATAGGTCTGCGCGCCGCTGCTTACGCCTGAGTTAGCGAGGATAAGGCCATTCAATACTTGATCTGCCGTCAATGTCGCCGTAGCGGCGATAGAAACAGGAGCTGAAGTATTGCCGAAGTCAGCTTCGACGATGTTGCCTGCGCCGATCTGATAGCCGCCTGTGCCGGTCGAAAGAGCCGGATCTGGGCCAAGAGTCTCGAGCGGATAAGCAGCGCTCTGGGTAACAGGATTATAGGACATGGATTAAACTCCAAAGAAAAGGTGATAAGGGGGCTTTAGCCCCCTTTTAGCTTTAGCCCCAAAGGCGAACGGCCATCTGCGGACGAATCACGCTGTAGCCATAGAGCACGTCGATACGGCAAGGCAGACGGTCGTTGTTGATGTCATACTGACGAACAACGCGGAGTGAAATGCCATTGTGAACCTGACGGCTTGCCATATCGACGCCCTGCGGAA